GTCCAGAGCTACCATTAGCTGCTGCTCCACCTGCTCCACCACCACCAACTACAGTAACTTTAACCTTTTGAACGTTACCAGGGTTTGTCCATGTGCCAGGAGATGTATATACATCCATGTTAGAAAAGCCACCAGCGATGCCTGTTAGAGATGAACCATCACCTGAGAAAGAAGTTGCAGTTACAGTGGTAGCACCTATAGTAACACCTGGTGTTGTAATATCACCTGTTGCACTTAAAGCACCTGTTACAGCAACACCTGGTGCAGTTACGGCTACTTTAGTAGTACCATTATTTTGTATATTTATATTACCCGAAGTATCAGAAGTTAATTCTAAACCGGTCGTGGTATCTGCATTAATATTAACTGCCATAATTTATCCCTATAAAATAACCCAGCGTTGTCCGCTTGGAATAGTTACTGTAACGCCAGAATTAATTGTAATTGGCCCTACACTCATTGCATTCTTGCCTGTAGACAACGTATAATTTGTTGTCACTGTTAATTCGTTTTCTTGGAAGACTTGGTCACCACCTCCACCTGTGGCACCTCCACCAATACTTCCCCAAGTAGTAGTATACCCCTCAAATGATCCGATGTCACTATTATACCTTATCATACCGGTTTGTGGAGCACCTGGTCGTTGTGCAGTTGTACCATTAGGTAGACGAATACTTGCTGTAGTTGAGAAGGTTAGAGTTGCTGGTGTTGTTAGTGTTCCACCAGAGATTGTGATTCCTGTAAATGTTCCTGCCGCCGCTGCTGTAGCCCCTATCGCTGGAGGAGATGCAAATAATGCTGTAAACCCAGCTCCTGATACAGTGCTTCCTGCAGTTAAAGTACTAAATGTACCTGCTGCTGCCGAGCTTCCACCAATAACTGTACCATCAATAGTACCCCCATTAATATCTGCGCTAGAAGTCGAGATAGAAGCTAAATCGGTAACTACGCCGACTACATTGGTTGCATCGTTAAATACTAATGTTGATTTACCTGCTGGAACTGCAACGCCTGTGCCTGTAGAATTTTTAACGGTAACTGTATCGGCAAGTCCATTATTAACAATGTAGAACTTTTCTATGTTTGGTACAATTAAGTTTCTAGCGCCACCTGATGTACCTGTTAAGTTTAGTCTTAAGTTACGTGCAGTTTGTGAAGCATTAGAATCAGTTAAAGTTAAGGTTACATCTGAGCTTGAGAAAGCAACATTAGCGGAACCTGTAATAGCTTCTTCAATCGCCGTACCTAAGTTAGTATTCGTTGTAGCACCCCATGTACCTGACTGGTCACCGGTGCCTATTAATTCGATCTTTAAATCTGAATATGTACTTGCCATAATAAATCCTTGAATTTATGCTATTTTAACTCGATTGGCCTTCTAATGGAATACTTGTTGCATGTACTCTAGTATGTCTTTTAGCGTCCCATGGTTCGCCACAATCAGAACATGTACCTGAATTATATTCTTCAGCATCTACGGTCATACCACAATTAGAACATTCAAGTTCTACTTCATATGCACATTGAACTGAACCATCTTCATTTTTCTTTGCTTCTATTTTTATCATGCTGCTATCCTTGTCCAATTTGGATTTTGTGATGTATCTATTAATCCCCATACTAGCGTAAAGCTGTTAGTTACTGCTTCTGCTTCAACACCAATAACTGATACATTCACTCCTCTACCTTCTATTACTGTTACATTACCTAAACCACTTTGTAGTCTTGGTGTAACAATTACATAAACATTTGCGTCTGCGGTAACACTTTCACTTCCTAATCCGGTCGTACCTGCATTACCTGTGACATTAACGCTTACACCTGTACCTTCTATGACTGTAACTGAACCTAGTGTTGTGGTTCCTTCTTCGCCTGTTACGTCTACATTCGCATCAGCTTCAGCTTCAGCTGTGCCTAATCCTGTGGTTCCTTGAACTCCAGTTACATTAACATTAGCGATACCAGTTACAGTAACATCGCCAACAGCTGTAGTTCCAACTTCTCCAGTAACACTTTCATTTGCATCCGCAGTAACAGTAACACTATTTAATGCTGTTGTTCCAGCTAATCCAGTCACTGTTACATTTGCATCGGCTGTTACAGTTGTTCCACCATCAAGAACCGCTGTACCCTCAACTCCTGTAACGTTTACGTCTACATCAAATCGAATTTGTACTGTGCCTACTGCACCTGTACCTTCAACTCCTGTAACACTAAATATTGCCTCACCTTCAACCTCTGCTGTACCTAAACCCGTAGTGCCTACTACTCCAGTAGGATATGCATTTGCATCTGCGGTAACTGTTTCATCTCCAAGTATACTTGTTGCTGAAACTCCAGTAACATTAGCATTAACACCTGTGCCTTCTGTTACTGTTACACTACCAAGTGCAGTGGTACCTACTTCACCGGTTACATTAGCAACTGCTTTTGCTTGAACATCAGCTGTTCCTAATAATCCTGTAGCCACAACTCCTGTAACGCTTACGTTTGCATCGGCAGTTACAGAATATCCGCTATCAATTATTCCTGTAGCAAAGACCCCTGTTACATTAACATTTGCTTTTGCAACGACAGTCTCATTTCCTAATGCTGTTGTACCTTGTACACCTGTAACGGCTACAGATACATTAACATTGCCTAACGCCGAAAACGCGGCACTGGAATATGGGCTATCGGAAAACATTTACAGTACCAGCCATCTTTGTCCTGACGGTACTGTTACAGTCACTCCTGGATCTACAGTAACTGGGCCTACACTCATTGCATTGTATCCAGCTGGTATTGTGTAGCTAGAAGTTATCGTTGCATTATGAGCTATAATCCCATCATTAGCTGCTAAGTGATTTGCTGATAAATTTCCATCAACAGTAACATTACCGTTTGCATCACTATAAACAGCTTTACCTGCAGGATATACACAGAACACATCTTTTTCGCCAGCAGAAAAGCTTACTAAGCTCCCCGCGTTAGAAGATGCTAATACTGTATCCCTAGATAAAGTTGTACCTGATGCAGTGTATGTACCAATACCCACTTCCCACTCATCACTTGTACCTAACTGTATAGTGTAATACGTAGTATTACCATCGCCGATTGCAGCAAAACTTTGATAGTCAGTTGCTGCACCAGCTAACGTTATGGTACCTGTACCAGCAGTAGTGGTTGTTTCCTTTACCCTGTCTTTAACAACAAGAGCCATATCAGCCTCCTATTAGGCTATTCTAATAATAGCGTTAGAAGCATCCGCTGTTGGGAATACTACTGTAAAGTCACCTGCTGTTGATGTTTTATCACTACCAAAATCTAATACTGCTACAGATTTGTTTGATTGTGTTGAATTATAAATCAACGCACCACGTGCTGTAATAGTAGAAGATGTCCAAGTTTCATCAGAAAAGCTTAAAAATGCTGTTGTACTTGATGAAGTTGGTACTTGTGATACTGATAATGCTTGACCACCAGCAACATATCCAGTACCTGAAACTTCGTTAGTAGCTGAGTAAGCTGTTGTTGTATCATCTAAAGTCGCTGCTGATGTGTATAAAGCCATGTACATAGTGTCAGCAGTTGTTCCTGCACGAGCTACTGTAGTACCAAAAGCGTGAATACCATTCAATAAGTCCACTTTAAATGACGTACACATTGCTTGAGTAATTGCCATTTTATATCTCCAAAATTTTAATTAAATCTGAATGCCCTGCTTCACGCAGTTTATTCGCTATTGTTGTATGATTAGACTTAATCGCCTTTTTCATATATTGCACTAGAACATGTCTAATGTGGTTTTTGTAAGCTTCTGCTTGCTCACGTATTAACGGATTAGCATCTTGCGCGACATAAATAATCTTTGCTAGTGCCATCTCCGCTATCTGTTCGGGTGTGTGCCCGTGTCCTACTTCTGAAGTAACTACATCAAATTGTAAGCTACCAAAATCCATTTCTTTCATCGGTTAATCACCGGTATCCTTTCTTGCCCACTTCTGTAAGCATCGCGTCTGTTTTTACCCTCGCCTAAGTTTTGTAATAACTGCATTGCCTCATTATATCGAGCTGTATACATTGCTACCGTATCCGGCTCTTCTTTAAGGAACGCTGCGGCTTCAAGTAAAGCCCCATATAAGAGAGCACTGTCGAAATTATCTCCCAACCAAGTAGTACCGGCAGTAACAATAGACTCAGGATAATAATAGTAATGAAGCTCAACGCTATAGTTAGCATCTGGTGTAGGACCGAGTATAACTGCTGTATCGTCAAAAATTCCATAATATTCTGGCTTTCCATAAAACGGTGAATCTGTATCTGGAAACGCTTCTCTAATAAAGTTAACGTCTTTGTTTAATAAATAAGTGTATTCATTAGTAGCACTAATAACAGCCATACTAAAAGTAGACAACCAATCACTAGGTAATTGCAAATATTTATTACCACTAGTCATATTACCTGTTACGTTTTTACGTAAGTCGGGTAACTGAACAGTATTGTATATGCGTTGTTCTGCATTCTGTATAAACGTATTTATATCAGTAGTTGTATACTGGTT